CTACTCCTTGCCGCCGTCGCTCTTGAGCTCCTTGCGCAGGAAAATGAAGGCGAGGGCTTCCATGACGAGGGCGGCGGGGGCGTGCCCGGCGAGCACCGGCACGTCGACGCCGAGCAGGCCGGCAAGGCCGGTCAGCAGCATGATGGCGGCGACGATATAGGTTCTGTAGCCCGAAAACAGGGTCATGTCGGTGGTCCTTTGCGGTTGCGGAAGGGAGGGCGCGCCGGCCATCGCCAGCGCGGCGGCGCGGATCGTCGCGACGCGGGCGGTCCAGCCGCGGCCGAAGGTGGCGAAGCTCGCGAGCCGGCCGAGAAAGCCGAGCCGCGCGTCGCACAGCGCCGTGACGAGCGCGGCCGGCTGGCGCTGGCGCAGCGCGCCCAGCGTCACCGGCCCGACAAGGCCGTCGGCCGTGACGCCCAGCAGCGCCTGCAACGTCTTTACGGCGCGGGCCGGGCCGGAATTGACGGCGTAGTCGAACAGGGCGAGGTCGAGCCCGGCCGGCAGCTGCGGCCCGGCGATCCGGCGCCAGTAGCCGGCCTCGTAGATGGCCGCCGCCTCGGCGCGGGTGAGCGCCTTGACCGCCGCCTTGGGCAGCGCCGATGCGGGCGCGATGCCGCGCCAGCGCGCCAGCGTCGCGCGGGTGATGCCCATGTTCGTCGCGCCGCCGGCATCGAGCGGGTTGTCGACATAGCCGCCCTCGGCGGCGAGCACGATGTCGAGGCAGCGCGCGAAGCGCTGTGCGTCGGTCGGATCAGGCATTGACCTCTCCTCGGGCCCAATGGCCGGGGCCGAACGCGGCGCTCAGTTGCGCCACGCGGAACGTGAAGGCGGCGGGTGCGCCGCCGAAATCGGCGCTCTGCTGGGCGGCGGTGTAGGTCGCCGCCGGCGCGCTCACCTCGAGGCGGCGCAGCACCGTGCCGCCATCCTCGATCTCGACGCGATAGGCTTCCGGCGCCCAGTCGAGCGGCACCTCCTCGACCACCCAGCTGCCGCTGTCGGCGCGGCTGCGCCGCACCCAGCCGATCTCCACGTCGCCATTGGCCTGCCGCGCCGCGTGCAGGTGCACGGGACGGAGCGGCAGCAGCGGCGCGAGGTCGAGGGCCGCCGGTGCCGTCACGCCCTCGCCGTCGTCCGGGCCGGCAAAGCTCGTGAGCCCGGCCGTCGCGCCGAGCCAGGCCGGCGGCACGCCGAGCGTCGTCACGCGCGTGTCGAGCAGCAGCACGCGCTGGCCCGCCGAGGCGAGGCCGATGGCGTGGTCGGTGCCGTCCTGTCCGCGCAGCAGGCGCGTCAGCCGATAGGCGCCGGGCGCCACCAGCTCGGCAGCGGCGAAGCCGACGATCTCCCACGCGCCGGAGTCGGCCTCGACCGCGAGGCGGTTGGCGCCGGCCAGCACCTCGGCCTCGTCGCGCGAGGCGAGATGGCCGCTGGCCAGCGTCAGCTTCAGCGCGTTCGCCTCGTCCCAGGTGTAGAGCGTGCCCGGCCCGAGCGGCGCGGCGAGCGTGCCGGTCGTCGCCGGGTACGGCAGGCGCGCCAGCACGGTGCCGCTGTGCGTCTCGCACACCTCCACCGTGCCGGGCCAGGGGCGCGCGAAGGCGCCGAGCGCGAGGCGCGTCTGCGCCGGATTTTCCGGGACGGGCGGCAGGTGCGCCGCCATGAGATCGGGCAGCGCGCGCGGCGCCGGCGCCGTCCCGGCCGGCGGCGCTCGCTCGGCGCCGAACGCCACGGCCAGCTCGGGCAGGATGGCGCGCGCCGTGACGCGCCGCGCCAGCCCGTCGCGGATCTCGGTGACCTCGAACAGCGCGCCGTCGCAGGCGAGGCTGTCGCCCACCTCGAGCGCCGCCTGCGAGGGCGGCAGCGTCAGCTCCAGCGTTTCGCGCGCGCCGTTGCGCTCGGCGAGCAGCCGCTCGGCCGCCCGCCGCGCGCCGCCGAGGTCGAGCACCATGTCCGCCGCCACCGCGTCGAGCGCGCCGCCGCTCTGCGTGATGGCCGTCACCGCGCCGTCCAGATAGTCGCGCTCGCGGTCGGCATAGCTCAGCGCCACCTGGCCGATGGCCTCTCCGGGGTCGGGGCGGCGGCGGCTCAGCAGCGGCCCGGCGCCGGCCACCACCTCGTCCACCGCCAGCGCCGCGCTGCCGTCGGCGCGGCCGATGCAGAGCCCCGCGACGCCGTCGCGCAGGCCCAGGCCGCTCAGCGCCAGCACCGGCTCCAGCGCCTGCCGCGCCGTCATCGGCGCGGCGAGCACATAGCCGTGGACGAAGGGCGGCTGCGCCTCGACGCGATCCAGCGTCACGCCGTAGTCGGCGGCGATGGCCCGCAGCAGCTCGTCGCCGGCGAGGCCGCCGAGCCGGCCGGTCAGCCAGTGGCCGGTGGCATGGTTGGCGCCGTCGCTCCACACCGCGCGCAGCATGGGAAAGGCCGGATAGGGCCGCGCGTCCCAGGTCCACAGATAGACGCGCTCGACCATGTCGCTGCCGGCCCAATGGGCGAGCGCGGCGCGCAGCACCTGGCGCTGCTGCAGGGCATCCGGAACGCCGTTCGAGAAATACGGCGTAAAACTCTCGGCGCTCTTGGCGTCGAGGAACACGTTGGGCTGGTTGGCGCCGCGGTCGATGGCGGCGCAGCCGAGCTCGGTGAACCACGCCGGCTTGCTCCGCGGCACCCAGGCGGTGGGGCTCGCCGCGCGCACGCCGCCCGGCCGGTCGTGATGGGCGTTGGTCCACCAGCTCGCGAGGTCCTTGAAGCGCCACACCCAGGGCTCGCCATGGTCGGCGTCGGTGATCGGCGTGCGCGTGCCCGCCTGCCGGTCGGCGTCCGAGGCGTAGTACCAGTCGAAGCCCTCGCCGCCGGCGATGCCGGCGCCGAGCGTTGCGAGGTCGTACGGCCCCGGTCCCACGCGCCAGTCGGTGACGGGCATGTAGTTGTCGATGCCCACGGCGTCGATGTCCGCGGCCGCCCAGAGCGGGTCGAGGTGGAAGAATTTCGCGCCGCCGCCCGGCTGCACCCCGGCATATTCGCTCCAGTCGGCGGCATAGGTGAGCTTCGTCGCCGTGCCCACCACGGCGCGCACCTCGGCAGCGAGGCTCGCCAGCGCGGCGACGAAGGGGAACGTATCGTCGGCGCCCCGCGTCGCCGTCAGGCCGCGCAGCTCCGAGCCGATGAGGAAGGCCTCGACGCCGCCGGCGGCGACGGCCAGCTCCGCATAGTGGCGGATGAAGGCGCGATACTCCGCCGCGAAGGTTGCGATTTCGGCCGCCGCCGCGCCGCTGCCGTCCGCGCCCGGCGCCGCCGCGATCCGCCCGCGCCAGGGGTAGGCCGGCTGGCCCATCGGGTTGTCGGCGGGGATGTCCATCAAGACGATGGGATAGAGCGTGACGTTGAGCCCGCGCCGCTTGAGGTCGGCAATGGCCGCCTTCACCGCGGCATCCGACGGCGTGCCGCCATAGGCCGGCGCGCCCTCATGCTGCGACACCACCTGCGCCGCCCCGCGCCCGATCCCGGCGACGCTCCAGTTCGTGCCGCGTACGTCGCGGCTCGCCGCCTCGACGCGGGGGCGGATGGTGCAGTCGCCGCAGCGCAGATCGTCGCCGAACCAGGCGACCACCAGCGACACGTGCGCGAGGTTCGGGCAGAGTGCCGTCAATTCGTCGATGGAGAGCGTCCAGTCGCTCGCGTCGCGGCTCAGATGCGTGTTCTCGGCCGCCGTGACGCCGCGCCCGACGAGGCGCAGCCGCGGTACCGGATCGTAGCCGAACTCGCTGGCGGCGGGGATCACCGTCACCGCCGTGATGGCCGGCTCCAGCGCGCCCACCACGCGGCACAGCTCCACCTCGATCGAGGGGATGCGGTTGCCGAACGCGGCCAGCGGCAGCCGCTCGAAGACGATGTAGCAGAGCCCGCGATAGGCCGGCGCGTCGGCGCCCTGCTTCGCCTCGATCAGCGAATCCACCTCCTGCGTCTCGGTGCCGCGATAGAAGCGCAGCAGCACGCCGTCCGGCTCCAGCACCTGCCCGTCGGCCCAGATGCGGCCGAGCCGGTGCACCTCGCCCTCGCAGAGGCCGATGGCGAAGCTCGCGCACACGCCCGGCGCGGCGCTGTCGCCGGCCGTGCCCTTGGCGCCGCTCGCTTCGTCGGCCAGCTCCTCGAGAGCGGTGGCCCAGATGATGTTGCCGCCGATCCGGCTCCAGCCGTAGAGCCGCGGTATGGCGGCGCCCTCGCGCGAGCCGATGAGGCGGATGTCGGCGCCCGTCGCGCTGGGCGTCTCTCCGAACAGCGCGGTGTCGATGGCGCTGCCGGCGAGCGCCCCCAGCGCCCGCCCGAGGGTTGCGCCGACGGGTCCGCCCAGCGCGCCGCCGACCACCTGGCCGGCAAGGGACAATGCAAGTGTCGCCATCAGTGCGTTCCCGGAAACTCGTAGAGGCCGGCCAGCCGCCGCCGCCAGCCCGCCGTCAGGTTGGCCTCGATCACGCCGAGCCCTTCCTGCGCGTGGATGAAGCGGCCGTCGCCGGCGGCGATGCCGCAATGCTTGGGCAGCGCCGTCCGCCCCAGGTGAAACAGCAGCACCTGCCCCGGCTGCGGCGCGCCCGCGGCGGGTTGCAGCAGCCGCTCGGCCAGCGCCAGCAGCTCGGCGGCGTGGCGGTTGTCCCGCCAGTCGGCACGATAGTTGGGCAGCGCCGGCGGCGCCGCGCCGCCGAGCGCCTGCCATACGCCGCGCACCAGCCCGAGGCAGTCGCAGCCGGCGCCGAGCGTCGCCGCCTGGTGGCGATAGGGCGTGCCGACCCACAGCCGCGCCGCCGCGACGATCTCGGCGCGCCTCACGAGAACAGCGCTCCACCGTCGCGCGTGTCGCCGCTTCTTGGGTATTTCAGCACGAAGTCGCTGCCGGGAATATGCGGGAAGCCGCGGAAATTCCTGACATTGGCGAAGCGGTCGCGGCAGGTCGCGAGCTGCCGGTCGCAGCCCCTGGCGAAGTTGGGATGGGTGGCGCTCACCCGGCAGCGCCCGTCGCCGAGCACGGCGTCGCAGAGCGGCGCGTAGAGCCGCCCGCGCACGCGGTTCAGCGCCTGCTGGCCGCTGCGCAATTCGGCGCGAAAGCGGCCGTCCTCGCGCACGATCTCGCCGATGGTCGCGCGCTGCTGCAACAGGCGCTGATCGACGTCGCGCCAGTTGACCCGCCATACCTCCACCGTGGTGCCGTCATAGGCGCCGGCGACGATGTCGGCCGCGCTCAGCGCATCCGAGCGCAGCACGCCGATCACCTCGCCGGTGTCGATCTGGGCGCCGAGCCGAGCACCCGTCTCGCCACCCTCGCCCAGCGGCTGGTAGGGCGTGCCGGCAAAGCTCAGCACCTGGTCGTGGTCGGTGAAGCCGAGCACGATGCCGTCGCGCCGCGCCAGCTTCCAGCAGGTGGCAAGCGTCGTCGCGCCGCCCGCGACATGCGCCGCATAAGTGGGCTCGAGCGCCCTCATTCGCGCACCTCGATCAGCGGGATATTGGGCGCCTCGGCGCCGTCGAAACTGGTCAGCTCGATGTCGAGCCGGTCGGTGTCGAAGCGTACCGGCACGTCGAACGCGAAGCGCGCCGTCAGCGCCACGCCCGCCGCCGGCGCCACGTCGAAGGTCACGATGCCGGTGAGGTCGTCGAGCGCGAACGCCGTGGTCGGCACGCCGTCCGCGGCCACCTCGACGCTGTCGGCCACCGGCTTGGTGATCGGCCGCAGGTAGGGGTCGAAATCGGCGCCGTAGCGCTTCACCAGCTGGAACGCCGTTTGCGCACCGTCGCCGACGCCGAGCGGCTGCCAGCCCTGGCTCGCATGGTCGAGCGCGTCGTGCCAGAGGAAGGCGTGGAAGCGCCCGCGCCGCTCCTCGAAGAAGGCGAGCACGGCCTGCATGTCGGCTTTCGACTTGATGCCGTAGCCGGCATTGTAGCGCCGCCGCGACTGCGCCCAGCGCGAATTGCGTTCCTCGCGCCCGCTGGCGAGCGTCACCACGTCCGTCGCCCGCTCCGGCCCGCCCCGCGCCCCCAGCGCCACGTCGAGCGGAAAGCGGATCTTGTGAAAGGTCATGTTCGTTCCTCCGGGGCGCTACGACGCCCGCGTGCCGCGCCTCACCGCGCGCAGCAGCATGGCGCTCAGTTCCGCCTCGCTGGCGCGGAAGCTCTGCACGTCGGCCGCCGTCACGTTGAGCGTCACAGTGACCGCCGCGCCGCCGACGGCGACGCCCAGCCGCCCGTCCGGTCCGCGCGCCAGCGGCATGATCGCCTCAGGCCCGGCCTCGCCGGCCACGCCCAGGCCGCGCCCGGTCGGGAAATAGGCCGGCGCCGCGATCACCCCGCCCTTGGCGAAGGCGGTCGCCCCGCCCAGCGCCGGATTGGTCGCCGCGAACAGGCCCTCGATCGCGCCCGACACCAGCGTGCCCACCGGCTTCAGCGCCGCCCTGAGCGCGATGTCGGCGAAGGCGCGGCCCACCTCGCCGAGCACGCCCTTGAGCGAGCGCCCGTCGAGGATGGCGCCGCGGAACGCGCCGGTCAGCGCCCGGCCGACGCCGTCGGCGAGGTCGCTCACGCGTTTCAGCTCCACCGACACGTCGCCCAGCTCGCGCGCGAAGGCGTCGGGAAAATCGTCATCTGCCATCGGGGAACCTCTCCATCAGCCGTTCCAGTCCACTGCGGTCCGGGGCGCGCGTCTGGCGGCCGGCCAGCGCCTCGAAGGCTGCCGCCAGCTCGCGCGGCGTCAGCCCCCAGAACTCCCGGGCGCTCAGATGCAGCACGCCGAAGCCGAGCCGCATCGCCTCGTCCCAGGGAAAGCGCGTCACGCTTCGCTCCCCCCGAAGGTCGCGCGCAGCAGCCGCGCCGCGATCTCGGCGGCGCCGGCCAGCCCGCCCTCGATGGCCATGCGCGCCAGGTCGTCGTCGGTCACGGCATTGCCGCCGCCGCGCAGCCCCGCGCCGAGGATCGCCGTCAGGTCGCGCGCCGACACACGCCCCGCGGCGAAGCGCTCGCTCAGCCCGACGAGGTCGCCGGCCATCAGCCGCGCCTCGAGCTCCGCCAGGGCGCCGAGCGTCAGGCACAGCACCCGCTCCTCGCCGCCGATCACCGCCGCAATCTCGCCCCGCTGACTGTTCGCCATTTCCTGCCTGTGCTGGTTTGTGTTGGCCTGTGTACAAATGGAGGCTGGGACGGCCGAGCCGGCCACCGCCGCCGAGGCGCGACCCGCCTCCCCTAGAGCGCGCTGAAGCTCAGCTCGCCCGCGCTCTCGAGGGCGAGGTCGAAGGTGACTTCGCCGGCGTGGTCGGCGGAGAACTCCAGCGCCGTGATCTGGAACGGCCCGGCGATGGTGCCGAAATCGGGCAGGATGAGCTGCCAGGTGCGGATGGTGCCGGCAAAGAACAGCTCGCGGAGCCTGGCGTCCGACGCCTGGTCCTTGAAGATGCCCGCGCCGCTCACCGCCGCGCGCTTGATGCCGCCGCCCTCGAGCAGCTCGCGCCAGCGCCCGGCGCTCTCCGCGTCGGTGATGTCGATGGCGGCGGCGTTGAAGGCAAGCGCGCGCGTGCGCAGGCCGGCGACCGTGAGAAAGCTGCCGCTCCCCGTCTGGTCGAGCTTCAAAAGCATGTCCTTGCCGCTCTGGGCCGTCATGGTGTCCTCACCTCGGTTCCGTGAAAAAGGTCAGCGCGACGGCGGCGCGGGCGCGGCCCGTCCGGCCGTCGATGCCGGTTTCGGTGCGCTCGTGCCGGGCGAGCGTGATGGCGAGCTCGGCGCCCTGCAGCGCCAGCGCCGTGGCCAGCACGCCGTCGACGATGGCCAGCGCGTCCTTGCGGCTGGCGCCGGCGGCCCGGACATGGAGCAGGAGGCGGTGCTCGTGTCCGGGCGCGCCGTCGCCGTCGCGCGGCAGCACATCGTGCCGCACGATGGTGATGTAGGGCAGCGCCGCGCCCTGCAGCGGCGCATCGAAGACCGGCGTGGCGATGGCGGCACGCAGCGCCGCGACCAGCGCCTGCTGCAGCGCGAGGATGGGGTGGGTCATGCGCTCACCGTCCTCGTGCTGCACTGACAGCTCACATAGGCGCGGCGTCCGTCGAGATCGGCCACCGCCTCGATGTCGAGCGCCGCGTCGCGCCAGGCGATGCGGTCGCCGGGCCTGAGGTCGGTGCGAAAGCGCAGCACCACGGCATGGCTCACCGCCTGGCCGCGCGCGTCCTCGGCGAAGCTCTGGCGCGCGGCGAGCGGGCGCACCCGCGCCCACACCGTGGCGATGGGCGCGTAGGTGACGAGGTGGCCGCCCTCGTCCTCGGCGGTCATAGTCTTGCGCAGCAGTTGCACGCGCTCGGTCAGAAGGCCCGCGCCGGTCACAGCCGGGCCCGCCGGTAGTTGGCGACCAGCCGGTCGAAGCCGAGCGGGGCGACGGTCACGGCGTCGCGATGCTCGTACCAGTGGGCGACGAGCGTCAGCACCGCCTGCTTCAGGTCGGCCGGCACGTCGGCGGCCGCACCGTAGCCGGCGACATAGTCGAGCGTCAGCGTCTCGGGCGCCGCGGCGAGGCGCACGTACTCGCCCTCGAGCACGGCGCCGTCCGGCGCCGCCACCAGCTCGGCGACCGGCAGCACCGGCAGCGCCACGACCGGCGGCGGGCGATGGAGTACCAGCCGCCAGGTTTGGGCCACCAGCGCGCGGCCGGTCAAACCCTCGACATGCAGCCGCGCGGCAGCGATCAGCGCCTCGACGAGCGCGTCCTCGTCCGTGCCGTCGATGCGGCAGAACGCCTTCGCCTCGGCGCGCGAGACCGGCTCCTCGCCCGGCCCGGCGATGAGATAGGAGGTCATGGATTTTCCTTCGGACGAGCGAATAGCGAACCGGGAAAACCCCCTTCGCTATTCGCTATTCGCTATTCGCTGTTCGCTTCTCAGCTCGCCGCGAACTTCAGCAGCTTGATCGCGTCGAAATCCTGCACGCCGCCGCCGACGCGCTTGGTGGTGTAGAACAGCACATAGGGCTTGGCGCTGTAGGGGTCGCGCAGCACGTTGACGCCCTGCCGGTCGACCACCAGGTAGCCGCGCTTGAAGTCGCCGAAGGCGATGGCCAGCGCGTCGGCGGCGACATCGGGCATGGCCTCGGCCTCGACCAGCGGAAAGCCCATCAGGCTGGCGCGGCCATCGGCGCTCGCCGCCGGCTGCCACAGATAATTGCCGGCGTCGTCCTTGAGCTTGCGGATGGCGCCCTGCGTCTTGCGGTTCATCACCCAGCTCGCATTCTGGCGATAGCCGGCCTTGAGCGCATAGACGAGATCGATGAGAACGTCGCTCCGGTCGTCGTCGGGCCAGGCGCCCGCCTTGCCGGTGGCGACGTAGCCGAGCTTGCCCCAGGCCCAGCTCGTCTCCGCCACCGCCGTCTCGGCGAGAAAGCCCCTCGGCTTGTTGGTGCCGTTGCCGGTGACGAACGCCACGCCCTCCTGCTGGGCGAAGGCGGCGTTCACCTCGTCGGCGATCCACTGGCCCACGTCGACGGCGGCGTCGTCGAGGAAGGCCGCGGTGGCCGCCGGCATGGCGTAGAGCTCGGCGGTGGGAAAGCTCAGCGCGTCGATCACCTGGCTGTCGGTCTGCGGCCGCGCGTCGGTCTCGGCCACCCAGCCGGCCTCCGGCCCGGTCCTGGTCACCGGCTTCTTGTAGACCGAGGTGGACACCTGCCGCACGCTGGCGATGGCGCGGATGGGGCTCAGCGCCGCCATCAGCCGGCCGATCTCGGCGTCGGTCTCGGCCGGCACGAGATAGCCGCCATCGGCGTTGGAGCCGGCGCGCAGCGCCTTCTCCTCGCCGCGCTTCACATAGGCGGAAAACGCCTCCTTGTACTCGTCGCCGGCGTCGGGGCGGCCGCCCTCCAGCGCCGGGCGCGCCCGCTCGACGCTGGCGCGGTCGAGCGCCGCCTTGGCGGCGTCGAGCGTGCCGTTGAGCCGGGCGAGCTTCTCCTCGGTCAGCGCGTCCGCCGCGCCGCGCTTTTCGAGCTCGGCGAGGCGGGCGTCGTTGGTGCGCTTGAACTCCTCGAAGGCGCCCATGAACTCGCCGAACAGCGCCTCGGCGCCGGCATTGGCCTTGTTCTCGAGGCCGCTCATTGCTTCCGTCATCGTGATCCTCAGTTGCTGAATACGGAGATGGCCGCCGCGAGCGACCGTTCGAGCCGGCTGGTGGCCGGCGGCCGGCCGGGCCCGATGCGGGCCAGGTCGAGCATGGGGAAGGTGACGATGGAGATCTCCCACAGATCGACCTCCCACAGCCGGCGATGGCCGTCGCGGCCGGCGCGCGTCGCCTTGATGGTGCGAAAGCCGATGCTGAGCCCGTCCACCGCGCCGCGCGCGATCAGCCGGCGCAGCGCCTCGGCGCGCGGCACCTCGGGCACCAGCCGGCCCTCGACCCACAGGCCCTGCTCGTCCTCGCGGATCGCCTCCCAGGTGCCGATCGGCTCCTTGGGGTCGTGCTGGAACAGCATTTTGACGCGGTGCCGGCCGCGCAGGCCGAGGCTCTTGCGGAAGGCCCCCGGCATGACGATGTCGCCGCCGTCGTCGAGCCTGCCGAAGACGCTGGCATAGCCCGAAAAGCGTCCGTCGGCGTCGATGGGAAGCGCCTCCATCAGCGTTTTCCCCGCGGTCGCGGCGGCGCCTGCGGCCTGGGCGCGGCAAGCTTGCCCGCGAGGTTCCAGGCGAACTGCCTGAAGACCTCGGCGGCTTCAGTCTTCGATTTTCCCATGTCAGTCCCGGGGTTTGAAAAGCTGGTTCAGCGCCGCGATTTCCTTGACGAAATCCTCGAAGCGCCGGTTCGCCGCGGCGAGCTCGCGCAGCAGGAAGACGAGCACCCCGCTCGCCCCGCTGGCCCACAGGAACAGCGCCAGATGCGCCAGGTCCCCGCGCTCGACGACGGATTTGGTCAACTCGTCCATGATGTGCTCCTGGAGGGGCGGCAGTCAGGTTCCTCCCCCGCAGCGCGGGGGACGGGAACCATGTGCAGCATGGTGGAGGGGGCCTTCAGCCGCCTACGGCGAGCTCTTCAGCTCCGCAGCGCCACCAACATTCGCGCGGCCGCCATCGCCCGGTCGGGCCGGCCGGGCAGCGCCATATGTTCGCGCTCGAGAGCGAGCAGGTGTGCGGCGACGGCTTCGACCGATGCCCCTGCCTGCACCAGGCGCGCGATGCCCGCCACATAGGCATCGTACTCGTCCTGCGCCTGCGGCTCGTCCGCGACCCCAATGGGGTCCCACGATTGCAGCAGGATGGCCCGGATACGGGCGGTCATGTCATCATCGCTACGCATCTCGCCTCACCTGCCCCAGACAGTGACGATCCCGCCATAGCCATTCAGCACGACTGTTGCCCTAGCGCCTATATATTGTGTTGTCATGTTCAATCTCGGACGAACAACAATTGGATTGCTGAGCGCGTCGAGAATAGCGGCCGGAGAAACGCCGCGGTTGATGATCTGATTAATTGCATGCTTCGTAATTCCCTCCAGCGCCTGAGCGAAGATGAGTTCCGTTTCTCGACGCCTCTCCGAGCTTCCAACGGCGATCCACTGCCCACCAATTGGGCTTCCTCGTGGGGCGCGCGGTTGATCGGGGCGATATTTGTGCTGTAAAGCCAGCTGTAGGGCCCGCCAGGCAAGGTGCAGCCGAAAATCGGCCCACGCATATTCCAGCCTGCAAATCGAGTGTTTTAACAGGTCCTACCCCGCCACCCCCACCAGTCGCCGTTTCTCCTCGTCGCTGAGGAACCCGGCGTTCCCCACCCTCGCCCACTTGCTCGCCTGGTCCTCGGCCAGCGCCTCGACGCCGTCGAAATCCGGTTCCAGCGCCACGCGTCCGCCGAAGGCGGGGGCCAGCCACAGGGTCAGTTCGTCCGCCACCCGGCGCACCAGTGGAACGATGGTCTGGCGCCACAGGGCACGGTTGGCCTCCATCAGATTCGAATAGGTGTTGTCGCCGGGAATGCCGAGCAGCATGGGCGGCACGCCGAAGGCCAGGGCGATCTCGCGCGAGGCGGTGTTCTTGGCCTCGACGAAGTCCATGTCGCGCGGACTGATGCCCAGCGCCTTCCAGTCGAGCCCGCCTTCCAGCACCATCGGCCGGCCGGCATTGGCGGCGCCCTGGAACGCCACCTCCAGCTCCGCCTTCAGCCGCTCGAACTGCTGCGGGGTCAGGTGTCCGCTGCCGGCCGAATAGACCAGCGCGCCGCTCGGGCGCGCCGAATTGTCGAGCAGCGCCTTGTTCCAGCGCGCCGCTGCATTGTGCAGGTCGAGGCTCTGCTGCGCCGCCTCGAGCGGCGCCAGCCCGTAGAGGTCGTCGAGCGGATGGAACAGCGCCATGTGCAGCACGCTCGGCACCGGCTCGGTATCCAGCCGCAGGATCGTCTTGCGCCCGCCCGCCGTATAGGCATAGGCCTCGGCATAGCCGTCGCTGCCGGCCACCGCTGCCATGCGGTCGGGCCTCAGCCCATAGAGCCCCTTCACCTCGCCTTCGGCGACGGCGGCGCTCAGATAGGCATTGCCCGCCGTCTGCAGATAGGCGTAGCTCGCCTCGAGCAGCTCGCCGCCCGACTGGCGCGGATTGGGCCGCGCCAGGAGCGTCAGCAGCGGATGCGCGGCGAGCCGCCGTCCGTCCTCGCGCGCCACCAGCGGCACGCGCGTCGCCGATTCCGCGATCAGCCGCACGCAGCGATGCACCACGGGGTTGCGCATATAGCCTTCCTGCGCCAGCGCCGGAAAGCTGCGCCGCGTCCAGTCGGGCGCGCCCAGTTCGCGGATCGCCAGCAGCATCTGCGCCGCCTTGCCTTCCGGCGCGGCCGGCCGGCCGCCGACGAGGCGGGTCAAGAAATTCGGCATCGTCATCCTCTTTTTCGCGACAGCTCACAGCCCGCGCACGCGCGGCCCGTCGCGCAGCATGAGCTCGGTCAGCGCCCACACCGCGGCGTCGAGCCGGTCGGGCGAATGGCCCTCGGCCCGGCCGTCCGCGCCGAAGGCGCACATCTCGTCCTCGAGCGCGGCGAGGCCCGGCACGTGCCGCACCCGCCCCTGCGCATAGAGCGCGGCGACCGGCTCGGCGCGCAGCCATTTGCCGCGCGTCGCGTGCACGCCGCGCACCGGCACACCGGCATCGACCTGCGCCAGCACGGCTTTCACCATGTCGCCGCCCTGGTTGACCTCGGCCACGATGCAGTCGGCCGCGAAGGCGTGGAACGTCGCCACGGCCCGGCGTGCCCACGCCAGCGGCGCGGCCGGCTTCAGCGTGTGGTCGGCCAGCACCACGGCGCCCGCCTCGGTGCGCGCCGCCACCACGATGCCGCAGGCATCGGCGGCGGCGCCGCCGGTCGCCGGCGGATCGACGCCGACGACGATGCGCGTCTGCGCCGCGCCGTCGTCGGGCCGAAACATGTCTCGCGTCCACAGCGCCCCCGGCAGGTCCTCGATCAGTTCGCCGTCGAGTTCCTGCCGGCCGAGCAGCGTGCCGCGATAGCGCGCCGTCACCGCCGTGAGGAAGCTCGAAGCCAGGTGCTTCTCGTTCTCCGCCGTGGTCATGCGGGTGACTGCCGTGGTCGGCTCCGCCAGGAGGCGCTTCACCAGCCGCGTCGGCCGCGGCGTCGTCGTCGCCAGCTGCCGGGGCCGCGCCCCGAGCCGGAGCCCGAACTGCAGCATGTCCCACGCCGCCTCGGCATGCGGCCATTTGCCGATCTCGTCGCACCAGGCGGCCGCGAATTGCGGGCCGCGAAAGCGCTCCGGGTCGGCCGCGCCGAGCAGCGCGGCCTCGACGCCGTTCGGCCAGCGCAGCGCCGTGCCGGCGAGCTTGGGCCGCTCCTCGGGCGGCGTCACGGCCAGCACCCCGCTCGGGCCCTCGACCATCACGGCGACGGCCTCGGTCATCGAGGCGCTGACCAGCGCGATCGGCCCGATGCCGGCGGCGGCGAGGCCGCGCACCCACTCGGCGCCGGCCCGCGTCTTGCCCGCCCCACGGCCGCCCATGAGCAGCCAGGTGACCCAGTCGCCGGGCGGCGGCAGCTGGGCCTTGCGCGCCCAGTTCGCCCAGTCGAAATAGATGTCGGCGCAGGCGCGGTCGGAGAGCCGGCCGACCCAGGCGGTCTCCTCAGTTTCGCTTGAGTTCGGCAA